TGGGCAACTTTCTTGGACGCCCTATTCGCCAATCAGCGCAGACCTGGCTTATTGGCCAACCTTTCTTTTATAAGTTCAACCCTTGGAAAGCATTTTGTGAGAATTCGTTTGTGCGAGATAAGATCAAGAACTATGAATTGTTGCGCATGAAATTGCATGTGAAAATGGTGATTTCAGGGACCAAGTTTCATTATGGTCGCGCCTTAGTTTCTTACAATCCGTACACTGCAAATGATCAGGTAACTGTGAGCAGGAGTTTCATTTCTCAGGATTTGATTCAAGCTTCACAGAAACCTCATTTCTTTCTCAATCCAACGAAGAATACTGGAGGTGATTTGTGTCTTCCTTTCTTTTGGCCCAAGAACTATCTTAGCATTCCTGATGCCGATTGGGATGACATGGGTGAGATTGTCATTTCATCGTTTGGAAACCTTTTGCATGCTAATGGTGGCGATGATCCTGTCACCATCACAACATACATTTGGGCCGAAGATGTGGTACTCACAATTCCTACATCGTCTGTTCCACCTCTTGTCTCACAGAGTGGTAGGCGTGGGAAGCGTGTCAATGCCAAAGATCAAGGAAACGCCATCAATTCGAATGATGAGTATGGCCAGGGTATTATTTCGAAGCCTGCGGCAGCAGTTGCGAAAGCAGCTGGCGCACTGTCGAACTTGCCTGTCATTGGTCCTTACATGACCGCAACTCAAATTGGAGCAAATGCTACCAGTCGTATTGCGCAAATGTTTGGATATTCAAGGCCAAATGTTATCACTGACATTCAACAGTTCAAACCAATGCCTGCTGGAAATCTTGCAAACACTGATGCTGCTGATGCTGCTCTGAAGCTTACTTTGGATAGCAAGGCAGAATTATCAGTGGATTCACGTACAGTGGGTTTGGATGGAGCTGATGAAATGGGTATTCTCGATTATGTGAAGCGAGAATCTTATTTGACTCAGTTCTCTTGGGCTCCAGATGCTGGTCCGGACACTCTGTTGTGGAACACCCGAGTGTTGCCGATGCAGCTCGATAACATTAGTGGAGAAATTCATATGACTCCATTGGCTCACATGGCCAGTGTTTTCGAGCAGTGGCAAGGTTCGCTCAAGTTCCGATTCCAGATTGTCAAAAGCGATTTTCACAAAGGTCGCATTTTGGCAAGGTGGGATCCGAACCAGTTCACATCAAGCATTGATTACAATACCAACTATTCCAGAGTGATCGATATCGCCGAAACGGACGATTTCGAAATTGTGGTTGGTTGGGGCCAATCTGTTCCATGGTTGAATTGTGGGCAGCCTTATAGCACTGGTTCTAATTTTTCCAGTGTTGCAAGGTTACTCAACAATCAAGGCCAAGAAAATGGAATTTTGGAATTGGTCGTTCTCAATGATCTTGTGTGTCCTAGTATTGACGCGCCTATCAGTATCAATGTTTTTGTTTCTGCTTGTGACGATTTCAAGTTGGCAGCGCCCACCAACGATAGCCTTAGTGGTTTTCATTTGTGGCCTGAGCCTTTGCCTTCGCAGAGTGGAAGCCCCAATGTTGAGACTGGGGACACCACTATGTCTGACAAACCAACTTCTCCGTCTGAAATGGTGACGATTGCCAGTAAATCAGATCAAGAAGATGCCACTTACCTAGTGTATTACGGTGATCCTCCGTGTTCCATCAGAGAATTATGCAAGCGCTATTGTTTTACTCGCTATTGGTATCCAACCAAAGCTAGTGTAGACGC